TCTCCCTGGAGGCTATGTAGACCATATCAATAGAGTAGTTAAGGCTTCTTTGCAATTGAGTGAACTCTGGAGTCAATTCACGCCTCTAACCTTTACGCAAGAGGAATTAATCTTCGCTGCTATCAATCATGACTTAGGTAAATTAGGTCTAGGAGATAAGTCTGGAGTATTTCCTAATGATAATGACTGGCAGGTAAAGAATCAAGGAGTCATGTATAAAATTAATACCGCTCTAACTTTCTCTACTGTACCAGATCGTACTTTATTTATCTTACAAAGTATAGGTGTACCAGTTACTGAGAATGAATACCTAGGTATTAAATTACACGATGGTTTATATGATGAATCTAATAAACCTTATTTAATATCTTACCAGAACGAAGCTAGATTAAGAACCTCTTTACCTTTAATCTTACACCAAGCTGATTTACTAGCAGCTAGAGTAGAATGGGAGAGGGTGTGGATGGAGAGATTAACTAGCGGTGTCACTCCTTCAAAACCTAAACCTAAGAGTTTTACTTCAGTAGATGCTAGAAAAGAAGCAGTATCGAAGATAGGTAAAGCTAATCCTGGTTTGGCTAACATATTAAAAAACTTATAACATATGATAATAGCAAGCGTCATGTTATGGATTGTTACAATCTTAGGATATGTAATCTATAACCTTTACAGTAAGAATACTAAGTTAGAGAAGATGGTGGTTGAGAGGGATCAGATATTATCCGATCTTTCTAATACTATCACAGAATCGGATAGGGTATTAAAAGAGATAGATAAACTAGGTGCTTTTAAGAGTGATGATGAAATAGGAATCTTTTTCACAACCGTTAAAGATATCCAAGCAGCCCTAAATCAATTCACTACCAACAAGATAAACTAACCGAATGGATATATTCACACCCGAGATCGAAATCACACTCACACAACAAGGCACGGTAAGAAAGAGGAAGCCTAAACAAGCTAATATCTATTTTACCCAAGAGACTGAAGATGCAATCGTAAGATATACTAAGAGTGAAGATGATATAGAGAGGAATGAAATCTTTAATACGCATATCAATTATGCCTTTCATAAATTAGCAGAGAATATCATACACACCTTTAAATTTTATTATTCAGAGGTGGAGACGATAGAGGAGTTAAAGCACGAAGTGGTATGCGTACTATTAGAGAAGTTAAAGTTATATAAACAAGAAAAAGGTAAAGCTTACTCGTATTTTGGTACAATTGTAAAGAGGTACTTAATTGTTTACAATAACAATAACTATAAGAAACTTAAGAATAAAGCTACCTTAGATGAAGTTGATACAGATCAGACTATTGTTGGAGGATTGGTAGATGAAGTGGATTATGAATTAGGTAGAGTTAATTTTACAGATGTTTATGTAGACTATATTGACGATAAATTATTTACGCTATTTCCTAAAGAAAAAGAGGCTAGAGTAGCAGATGCTATACTAGAATTATTTAAAAAGAGAGAGAATCTAGATATCTTATCCAAGAAAGCTTTATACATTTATATCCGAGAAATTACAGAAACTAGTACCCCAACCATTACAAAAGTCATTAAAAAGCTTAAAACTCTCTATAAGAAACTCCACAACAAGTATCTAGAACAAGGACACCCTTCGTAATTTTTATAGAAAAGATCTATTTATTAGTAAAGAACAGTGTATGGATTTCGAACAAGAGTTATTTAAAGGTAAGAGTTTTTCATCTCTACTCAAAGATATTTACGATAATAGCAGAAGCAAAGAAAAACAACTCAAGGATTTAGTCGGCCAGTTAAAAGACATGGTTACTGAACCTGGAGATGCTACTCTAATCGTACCTTTACTACAGGGGTATATGGAGGTAGCTGTTAAGAATGATGAAGCTTTGATTAAGATGGCGGGCATAGTTCAAAAGGCTATGTCGGTGGCAGCGAAAGCAGAAGGCGATACAGAATTACTATCTGAAAAAGATAAGGAATTGTTGTTCGCTGAAATTAAAAAGATAGATGTACCTGAAGTAACTAAAAAACTAACTGCTTAATACTTATGGCATCTAACCTACTTGGAGTAAATTACAGCCTGTATAACCAAAATCCCACACAGGGTCTAGGACAGGGCACCATCGTAGCTAGGGTCAATAGAATTATTCTAGGTCCTAGAGATTCAAGAGGTAATATAGATACGTATTTTAAAAATAACGGTGAATGGGCTAGTGTAGGAGGTATCTTATATACAATACTTTATACAGATCTTTCAGTAGAAACTCTAGACAGTATTCGACCTCTAGCACTCCCTATAAGTACGGCGATTAAAAAATACCCTGTAGAAGGAGAGATCGTAGAATTAATCGCCGGTCCATCACCTAACTTAAATGATGATGCTTCAAGTAAGCAATACTATTACAGAGAACCGTATAACCTCTGGGGATCAACACATCATAATGCTTTCCCAGACTTAGTTCAATACGGTAATTTTACACAAGCTCAACAAACAGGGTATGCTGCAACAGAGGCAGGTGCAACCTATTCAAACGTATCGGAATCAATAAGTTACCCGTTAGGTGGTACTTTTAAAGAGAAGTCCGATATTAAGAATTTACAGTATTACGAAGGGGATAGTATAGTAGAAGGTAGATGGGGACAGTCAATTAGATTAGGTTCAACAGTAAAAGGTAACGGTACGGTTAATCCATGGAGTAGTCAAGGTATAAGTGGTGATCCTATCATTATAATAAGAAATGGTCAAGGTAAACAAACAGTTAAAGAAGCCTGGATACCTACAATAGAAGATATCAATTCAGATGCTTCCTCTATCTATATCTGCTCAGGACAATCTATCTATATAAAAGATCTAGATAATTACCCAATGACTTCTTATGCTAGTAGAACTAAGCCAACAGTAGATCAAGTACAGGCAAGAAATACTGTACCTGTAAGCACAGATTCAACTTCAGCACAGTCTCAAGCACAAAATCAACTAAACACTAAGTAATGGCTCAATCATCATATATACCAGAAAAAAGATCTTATAAAGATAACCAGATCATATTGTCATCTGGAAGAGTGTTGATTCATTCAAAAGATGATAGTACATTAATATTCGGTAAAAAGTCTATCGCTCTATCCTCTCTCGGTACAGTTAACTTTGATGTCTCAAATAGAGTTATCGTAAATTCACCTAAGATCGAACTAGGATACGAAGCAGAAACTATAGGACAGCCGGTATTACTAGGTAATTCTACAGTACAGTTACTGAATAGAATGATTAAGATGCTAGGGGCTTTGAGTGTAGCATTAGGTCAGATATCGGAAACAGAATTAGAGACATCAATACCTGGGATCGTAAAAGCAAGTACAGTTATACAAAAGGAATTTCCTCAATTGGCTGCAATTGCAAATCAAAGTGGGGCTTTATTATCACAAGTAACTTATACGAGATAATGGCAAAAGGTATAGAAAATGTTGTAACAAATATATCTAGACAGTTAGGAACTCTAGAAGTAGCGATAGACCAGATCTACTACGGAGATCCTTTGAAAAAAAGCGGAGGTATTAAGTTACCCGGAACTAGTAAAAATATTAACGGCGTCTTACCTTTAGTTCAAGAGGTGTCTAAATATGATTTGTGTAATATCGTAACAACGACTTTACAGAACGTTAAACTAGACGGATTAAGTAGTGCGCTAAGTAAAAAACTAGATAAGGTAAAAGAGCAGGCTCAAAAATTATCCAATCAATTAGATACAAGCCAACTATCGGCAGCAGTGATCAAGAATCCTGAAAAGAGAGATGCATTACTTACAAGTATAAATGAATTATCGAATTCAATAGATAGTGACGTAGCTGCTATCTCTCCTCAAATAGTCGTTACTAAGAATTATATAGACGATATAGTAGGAAGTATAACTAATGTGAGTATAGGTAAGGATAACTTAAACCAGATACCTAATGCAGATGTTCAGAGGATACTATCTGGTATTCAAGGAGTTAGATCGACTCTAGATAACCTAGCTAATCTTGGAACAGCTCAAGACTTAATTAATTTAGCATCTAATGTACCTGGCCTAAACCTAGCATCTCAGATACAGAATCTACAGAAGACAATCAATCCAGCTCAAATAATACCAGCACTCCAACAGATAACAACTTTACTAAAGAGTATTAATCAAATAGGATTAAAGATAGTAAGTTACTTAAATATACTACAGATTGTAGGTAAAGTACTAGACGTACTTGTAAAAGTATTCACAGTAGTGAAAGCAGTACTATCATCAATAGCAATACCAGGACTCTTAACAGTAACTACAATAACAACTAAATTAGCAACTGGGGTTGAAGATCTAAAGAAACAGATCTTAGAAGCTAAGAAAAGAGTCAGTGAGATACAAGCTTTAATAGATCTAATCTATAATTTTACGATAGGAGTACTAGGTAAGGTAACTGAATTACAAGCTGCTATCGAACCATTAATCTATAACTTAGAAGTATGTAAAGCAACAGAGAATTCACCAACATTACAAGGTTTAAAAGATTCTAAAGCAGTACTAAGTAACACAGCCGTTAATCTTAAAACCTTTGTAAAGGATTACGCTAATGTAGATAAAAATCAACAAAAATACGGTAGCTATACTTTGAAAATTGTAGAAGAAGAATTAGTAGATAATGGAATTAAGTATAAGCGAAGAAAGGCGATCGCTCTAGATCAAAGAGGAGTCTTGGTAGCAGAGACAGAATTAACCTTTGCTACAGATAACAGTATATTATTTGAAGAAATAAAACTACTACTGCAAAACTCCGGTCTTCCTATAGAAACAGGTACAGATATTCAGGATACTTATAAGATGTTAGGTATAGTAAATGAACAGAAATTAAACACCAATGCAGCAGCAGTTCAGAGAGAGGTATCAAGTTTTGTAGATGGTATTAATAAAGGCGGTAAGAAGTTTAGACGTAAAATGCAACAACAATTAGTTAGCTCAACCGCACAGACAGCACAAGGAATTAGATCTGCAGCATTAGCAAACCTAGCTGGCTCTTCATCAAAATATCCTATTCAAGCACAGATGCAAACCATCTCAACAGGTACAAAAGTAAATAGTAACCTGTTAACACCTTCTCAAAGAGCAAAGTGGCAGTCGATTTCAACTAGTACAACAGCACCTTCGATACTAAAGCAAAAAGCAAACCAGGTACTAAAAAATGATCTAGCAGCTCAAGGAGAAGTAGGAATTAGTACTGGTAGAACAAGCTAAATTTAGGATTTAAAAATATTTATAAACATATGACAAAATTAGATGCATTCAGAAAACTAATAAGAGAGGAGTTGAGACAGGTTCTCAAAGAAGAACTTCGTCCAATTCTTTTAGAGATGAAAAAACAGCCTCTAAATACAACACCTATAACTAAGACATACACCGATACCTTAAAAGAAAGTATCAAAACAAAAGCACCTGCAGTAAGCAGAAAACCTACACACCAAGTATCAACAGGAGACCCTATTATGGACCTACTCAATGAAACAGCTTACGGTATGGATACTAGTGAATACAGATCACTTGTAAATGCAGATGCAGGAATGGCTCAAGGGTTTCCACAAATGTACCAACAATCTGCAGGTATGCCGATGGCAGAACCTCAAGTTGTAGAATCGGTACAGGAGATGATAGCAAGCACAGGACCGGTTACAGATATACATCAAGTTAATATCGATGCTGTACCAGACTTTAGTGCAATGATGCAAACATTAAAAAGTAAAGGCGCAATATAATGGCATACGTAGTTGGAAATATAAACCCACTTGATTTAAAACCAAGTACTGCAATCGGAGTAGCAATACCCTTCTCTGCACCTAATGTATTTACTTCAGTATATACAACCCAAGAACAGTTGAAATACAATATCATCAACTACCTACTAACAGGTAGAAGGGAGAGAGTATTTAGACCTACCTTTGGTGCTGGATTAAGAGAGCAGTTATTTGAACAGATCACCGACGATACTATAGCAACCATAGAAGCTAATATCAGGATAGGGGTGGAAGCTAATTTTCCTAACGTATTAACAACAAAGGTACAGGTGAAACCTTTATACGATCAAAACACAATCAACGTACTATTTAGTTATAGTATAGTTAATACTGGTCAGTTAGACCAGATATTTTTAAATTTCGCAAATGGCCAGCAATAGTACAAATACAAAAGATATAAAGTATCTTAATAAAGATTTTACTGATTTTAAAGCAGCGTTGATTGAGTATGCTAAAGCATATTTTCCAACAACCTATAACGATTTCTCAACCGCCTCTCCCGGAACTATGTTCATTGAGATGGCAGCTTATGTAGGTGATGTACTATCATTTTACCTTGATAATCAGCTACAAGAAACGTTTCTACAGTACGCAAAACAAAAAGATAACCTCTTTACAATGGCGTATATGTTAGGGTATAGACCTAAAATAACATCAGCAGCAACAGTAGATCTAGATGTATACCAACTACTACCTGCATCAGGCAGCGGTACAAGTTATGCACCTGACTTTAATTACGCTTTGATTATTAACGAAGGTATGCAAGTAGGTTCAAATACTAATGGAGTATCTAATTTCTATGTACCTGAGAAGATAAACTTCGCTGTTTCTTCATCAAGCAACCCTACTGATATCTCAGTATATCAGACTTCAGGTAACGTACCAACGTATTATCTGGCTAAGAAAACTGTAAAAGCTCTATCTGGAACAGTTAAAACTACAACATTTACTTTTGATGCAGCACAGAAGTTTGACACAAGACTCATCCAAGACACTAACATAATCGAAATAACTAATGTAGTAGACAGTGATGGACATATTTGGTACGAAGTTCCGTATCTAGCTCAAGATGTTATCTTAAAAGCTGTACAGAATGTACCTGCTATTAATCCAGATTATGCTGCGTATGCCGGTACTGTACCGTATATCCTAGAATTACGAACTGTGCCTAGGAGATTTGCAACTAGATTTAAAACAGATGAAACATTAGAACTACAATTTGGATCTGGTATTAATACGATTAGTGATGAAGCTGTCTTACCTAATGTAGCTAATGTAGGCATAGGTACAATCGACGGATTGAGTAAGAATAATGTAGCTTATGATCCTGCAAACTTTACAACAACAACGACTTACGGGTTAGCTCCAAATAGAACCACTCTAACAATAACCTACCTAGTAGGCGGTGGAGCTCAAGCTAACGTACCGGTTAACGAATTAACAAAAGTTATCTCTTACGATTCATCTTTCACAGGCGGTGTTGTTAATAATACGGTAGGAGCACAGATACTACAATCAGTCGCAATCAATAATGCTACTCCAGCAGTAGGAGGTGGGGACGGTGACACTATAGAGCAATTGAGATTAAATACGTTAAATCAATTTCCTTCTCAGATGAGAGCTGTTACTCAACAGGATTATCTAGGATTTGCATATAATATGCCTTCTAAATTCGGACAGATTGCTAAGGCATACGTAACCAAGGATGATGTAATCTATAAACAAGATACAGGTGGAGATCAATCTCTAAGTGATCCTTTAGCTACATCTCTCTATACATTAGCTTATGATATCAATAAGAACTTAATACAACCACCTTTTATATTACAGCAAAATCTTAGAACATATCTATCTCAGTATAGAATGTTAACAGATGCTATAAATCTAAAGAGTGCTTATGTGATTAATATCGGAGTATCATTTGATGTCATATTAAGACCCAACTATGCTAGTAGAGACGTATTAGCACAATGCATCTTAGCAGTACAGGATTACTTTAATATTGATAAATGGCAAATCAATCAACCAATCATAGTATCAGAAATCTATACGTTAATAGATCAAATACAGGGTGTGCAAACAGTACAGAAAGTGAATATTACAAATAATACAGGTGAATCATTAGGATATTCTAAATACGCTTACGATATCACAGCAGCAACGTTGAAAGGAGTTATTTACCCTTCACTAGATCCTTCGATCTTTGAAGTTAAATATCCTTCTACAGATATTCAAGGTAGAGTAGTTACATACTAAAATAATTAATACCCAAAACTAAAACAAACATGGATTTAAGTAAATTAAAAGGTAAAATCCCTCAAGCGGTATTAGATATACTGCCTCCGGCTTTTGAAAAGTACAGTATTAATACCAATCTTAGAGCAGCACATTTTCTAGCTCAAATAGCTCACGAAAGTGGTGACTTTACAATCAAAACCGAGAGTATGAATTACTCTACTCCAGCAAGATTAGTAGAAATTTGGCCATCAAGATTTAATTTAGATGGAACAGGTGGTAAGAAAAAAGCGAGTGACTATGTTAAAAACCAAGAAAAACTTGCTGAAGCAGTTTATGGTGGTAGAATGGGTAACAATAACCCGGGTGATGGTTTCCGTTTTCGTGGTGGTGGTTGGTTACAGTTAACTGGTAAAGAAGCTTATAAAGGATATGCTACTTACCTAGGTAAAACAGTAGAAGAGACAGCTGATTTATTACGTTCTGATAACAAGTATGCATTAGATGCAGCATGTTGGGAATACTGTATCAATATGAAATTAAACTCTGTAGCGGATCAAGGTGCAACAGAAGAAATTGTAAAGAAAATTACTAAAACTGTTAATGGAGGACATATTGGCCTAGCAGATCGTCTCAAGCATTTTCAAACATATCACGCGTTACTATCCTAAAAAGTAACAATACATTATAGTTATAAGTATAATTATATCAACTATGTCAGTATACAAAATATTCCCTGAAAAAGACGCAACCCTTTACTCTAGCTCACCTACCGCTAATGCAGGCCTTGATGAGATTCTAGAAATCTCTTCGATTAATAGTAATAATGCTATTGGAGTAGCAACGGGACTAGATGATATCAGGAGAACCGTAATAGCGTTTTCCGATCAAGATATCGCAACCATTAAAGGATTTAGAACAGGATCTTTCCAGGTGAGTCTAAAGATGTATCTAGCCTATGCTTCAGCTCTACCTCAAAACTATACGATAGAATGCTACCCGGTTTCAGAAAGCTGGACGATGGGTACAGGTAAGTTTGCTGATGTACCAAACCCATTAAACGGAGTTTGTTGGTCCTCAGTAGGAGCTTATGGTCAATCTGCAGTTTGGAACCCACTAAGTGGCAGTCACAGCTATTTATATACGACAGGTGGAGGTACATGGAATAGTACTTATTCAGGTTCACAATCTTTCAACTACATTTCAGACAAAGATCTAAACCTAAATGTAACATCGATAGTAGATAAATGGTTTTCAGGTTCAATTCCAAATTACGGATTACTTCTTAAACTAACTGGATCTTTAGAATTGAATCCTAGTTCATCACTAGAAACTAAATTCTTCTCTTTCGATACACATACCATCTACCCACCTTGCCTTGAAATGAAATGGGATGATTCTACCTACGTTACTAGTAGCGGAGTAGAGACTATAAAGGCAGATGATTTTGTTTTACTAGCTGAAAATAACCCTGGAGATTTTAAAGAAGGTAACAGGTATAGAATGAAGTTTAAAGCTAGAGATAGATTCCCAGTTAGGAATTTCGGTACAGGATCGGAGTATTTAAACTGGAAATATCTACCTCAAACAAGTTACTGGTCAATACAAGATTATAAGACTAAGGAGACGATAGTAGATTTCGATACTACATATACAAAGTTGAGTGCTGATAGTTCAGGAAACTATTTCGTACTCTACACCAACGGATTACAACCAGAAAGATCATACAAAGTCTTAGTAAAGACAGTATTAATAGACAGTAACGAAGAAGTAATTTTAGACAACAATATTATATTTAAAGTAATAAGATAAAATGGTAGAGCAGGTAAATTTATCCAAGCAAGTCTACGGTACAGCTACCTATACTAGAGTAATCGATACTCAGTTTAAGGAATTGGTTGCACCAACAGAACCTGTTCAAGCACCTGTAACCGTTGATAGATTCTTTGAATTGTACGATGAATTATTCTTCCAAATACCTATCACAGGCGATATAAATTCACATGAATACTTAGTTAAAAGAAGTAGTGAATATATAGGCGGAGAGGTATTAACAGATAACGAAAAAGCATTGATTGAAGAGATCAATAGTTTAAGACAACAATTACTTGACGCTAATAAAAGCATCATAGACATAAGCTCATTAACAGTATAATGGAAATAGTTAACATAGATTTTTTAGGCAATACATCCGATTATCAACAATACGCTGACAAGGATGTTTCTTTGATTAATACCTCAACAGTATCAACTCCCTTTGGATCACCAAGTGACTACGTAGAGTATTTCATTTATGATTTGAATGGAAATTTACTGTCTGCTAACTATTTTGAAAAGAATTATACACCTGTTAACCCCGATCCTGTAACTGGTAATTATACCGCTCTAGAGATCGATCCTGAGGCAGATGTCAAGCTAAACGGTTACGATAGAGGTTCGGTTGAGATTACGTATAACTTCTTTAGAAACATATTTAGAAGTGATTTTACGAATAGATTCTGGATCAAAGAGATATCCGGAGATAGAACGGAGTTAAGGATTTCTAGGCAAGATTTATCAAATCAAGAACTTCAACAAACGTTTCAAGACTTTGATAATCAAGCTCAACTTAAAGCCTATTACCCCGACTTTTACTTAAATTTTGGAGATAATAACGTACTGATTGGAGTAAATGTTTTATTTACAATCCAGGACGGTGAAGCGTGTCTACTCATAAAATTATACGAACCTCTACCCGATAACTTATCTCTAAAAGATACTTTTTGGATTGTAGAACAGTTAAGTGATTCAGTAAAATACCAGGTTACAATTGATATTACTGCAGAGCAGACTGTACAGACAAACAACTTAAGAGGGCCTAATTTTAATTTAGGACTTGCAGAAAGAGTTAGTCAGACAACACCTCTGTATAATTTCAATAGCTTATTTGTAACTTCAGGATCCAATTCATCTTCTTCACTCTATCAACAGATTAGGAGTATGATGGATGAAAAAGGGTTAAATATAAACGTAGACTATAGTAATTTTTCAAACTTTAGCCACTTCTCATCCGTACAAGAACGTATCTACAACTTTGCTTATAAACTAAGCTTGATTGAGAAATTCAATGCTGATATTGCAAACCTAACTACAAATGTAACAGGTAGCAATACGATTACATCTGGAAGTATTTACTTACTTCAACAGCAGATCAACAATATCATAGAGAAGTTTGATGGGTATGAATATTATCTTTACTACGAAAACGAACCGACGGCATGGCCTAAATCAAGTGATTTACCGCCATATACCCTATACTCCGTAACATCATCTCAAGCCTTATCTTGGCTAGGAAATGCTGATGCAGGATATGGGATGTTATATTCAGCATCTATCTACGATTCAGATAATAAAGACTTATTCTTAAATACAATCCCGGCTTATCTAAGAGAGGATGTAAATAACCTACCTTACGAGACTTTCTTAAACATGGTAGGTCAACACTTCGATAATATCTGGATCTACTACAAAGACGTTAGTGAAAGATTTAATGCAGAGAATAAACTAACCAAAGGTATTTCTAAAGACTTGGTAGGAGAGGCTCTAAAATCAATGGGTATTAACTTGTATACCAATACGAGTATATCAGATAATCTCTACTACTCAACACTAGGAATCGATCCCGATGGTAGCTTAAAAGTGCCAACAGGATCTGTGAGTGCATCTTACTATATCGCCTACAATCCTACAGGACCGTATGTTTACATAGGATATACAGACCCTAATTACTATGTACTAGACTACGACCTAAAACCTACAATCCCAGGTAACGACATTACTCTAGAATATTATAAGAGAATCTACCATAACCTACCATACCTACTAAAGACTAGAGGTACAACAAGAGGTTTGAGAGCTTTGATAAACTGTTACGGTATACCGGACACAATGTTAAGAATCACAGAATTCGGTGGTTCAGATAAATTAGCAGCAACACCAGATCTAGTACAGGATAGATATTCGTTAGCTTACCGTAATACAGGTAGTATGAACTTAGCCATGCCTTGGGCAGGTCAGGATTATTACTACCAGAGTGCAGGAAGTAGCAGTATCGTACCAGATACGATTGAATTTAGATTCAAGACAACAGGTATACCGGATTCTGCACATATCTCACAATCTATCTTTGAAGTTAATAGAGGAGGTACTGCTAAGACATTATTTGGATTACAATTAACCTACAACTCTGCTTCAGCAGTAACATCTAGTTCATTACAAAATAACGGTAACCTTGTATTTAAACTACAATCAGGTTCATTAGGAACTGCTTATGCAGCTACAACACCTATCACTTTACCATTCTTCGATTCTGAACAATGGTGGACGGTAATGATGAGAAGAGATGTAGGAAACTTTGCAGGATCTAATAGCCAAACCTCTAATACGTACTGGGTATATGTTAAAGGAGCAGCTTATAACGAAGAGGGTAACGGAGAGATCACTTACGAAGCCTCTCAAAGCATTACTGTAAATGTACCATACGAAGGGGCACCTTCTGCTAGCTATAACGTAAACTGGAATACAGTTAATACGTCTTCGCTATCAAATTTATTCTGCGGATATTTAGGAGGACCTATCAACCAAACGAGTAGTTTATGTCCCC